CCTCCTACCGCCACGAATATCTCGGCGAGGCCGTGGGCAACGGTACGCAGGTTTTCGACAACATCCGGCTGGAGCCCATCACGAAGGCGCAGATCAACTCTTTCGGAGAAATTACCTCAGGCGTGGACTGGGGCTGGTACCCGGACCCGTGGGCGTTCAATCGCATGTCCTACGATGCCGCCCGGCGTACGCTGTACATCTTCGACGAACTCACCCGGCGCAAGCTCAACAACTTTGAGACCGCTCGCCTGGTCCTGTCGCGCATCCCCGAAGGCGAGGACGTTATCGCCGATTCTGCGGAGAAAAAGAGCTGTGCGGACTACCGCGACTGCGGCATCCGGTGCTTTGAGGCCAATAAAGGGCCCGGCAGCGTGAATCAGTCCATGAAGTGGCTGCAGGGGCTTTCTGCCATCGTCATCGACCCTGTGCGCTGTCCGGATACGGCCAAAGAGTTCAGCGAATACGAATACGCAGTGGCGAAGGATGGCGAGGTCATACCCGGATACGTGGATGCGGACAACCACCACATCGACGGCGTGCGGTATGGCACCAACCGCATCTGGACACGGAGGGGTGCGTGATGGGGCGGCTGCGTGACTGGCTCGTGGGCAGGTATCTGCCCAGCTGGGCCGTGCAGACGATCCTGGAAGAAAACAGACGGCTGCGCAGCCAGGCCGAGGAGCTGCGGCGGGAATACCGGACGCTGCGGGCATATACGGACGGCCTGGAGCATGCACTCCGGCACGGTATGCATGTTGAGATCAATGTAGAGGGAGGCGGTGCATATGCTGATCGGAGCGCTGAAGGCGCTGACGGATAACAGCGTCGTAAATACGGCGCAGGGCTTCGGTTCTCCGGACGTCACCACGTCCGCCATGCGTGCGGCCATCAAAGAGTGGTTCGGAACATATTTTCGTCAGGAAGCTGGAGATAAAAAAGACCCGTGCATGCGCCTTGCGTATACCATCGTGCATAAGCTGGACAAGGGCGTTTTCGCTGAGTACAAATCGGATATCCTGGACAAAGAGAAAACGTCCAAGGGCGCATGGATGGACGCCAACCTGTCTTTGCTGGACCTGGCAAAAAGCGATATCATGCAGTGGATGCTGGTGGGCGGCGAAGTGTATGTCAAGCCGGTGCCCAGGACCGGGCCGGACGGGAAAACCGTGTTCCGCCCTCAGCCCATCCGGCGGAACAGGGCGGTCATCCTGGCCCGGGACGGCGATGGCCATATCACGAGCATTGGCACGGCGGAGGGAACGGCCAGCGGCGGGAAATATTACACGCTGCTGGAAAAGCGCACCGTGGACGCGGCAGGCTATCTCACCATTGAGAACAAGCTGTTTGAGGCGTCCGACCGCCATTCGCTCGGAATCCGCGTTTCGCTTACGCGCCTGGCACAGTACGAAGTGCTGCCGGACCGATATACCTATCCCCGCCCTGTGGGCGGGCTGGGGCTCGCGGTGCTGCGCGTGCCGCTGGTGAACTGTGTGGATGGCAGCGCGGACGCCGTGAGCATTTACGAGCCGGCCATGCAGGTCATTCAAAATGTAGACCACACGGAATACTTGCACGGCAAGGAGTTCGAACTGGGGCGCCACCGGATCGTGGCGCCGGGCGAGATGCTGCGCAGCGGTCCCGACGGTGAACGGCGGCTTGAGGACAGCGTGTTCGAGAACATCGGACCGGCATTCACCAACGACCAGCAGCGCGCCGGTCTTACGGTGTTCAGCCCGGCTTTGCGGCAGGAGGCCTACGAAGCCCGGACGCAGGAATATCTGCGGACCGTCGAGAATCTGATTGGCCTCAAGCGCGGCCTGCTGAGCGACGCCCAGGAGGTGGAGAAAACAGCGTTTGAGATCGCCAGCACGGCCGGCGACTACAACCTCAGCCTGCAGGACCTGCAGAGCGTGTGGTTCGACGGCGTGCGGGACTATCTGCGCATCTGCGATTCCCTTGGCCAGATGTACCGGTACTGCGACCAGAGCGCCTGGGACGTAACGGAGCAGCTGGCCATCACCTGGGGCAACGGTGTTTTGTACGACCCGGACAAAGAATGGCAGCAGGAGTGCGAGCTGGTACGCCTGGGCTATCTGCGGCCGGAGATCGCGCTGGGCCACCGGTATGACATGCCCTGCGAGACGGAGGAGGACTGGAAGGCGATCCGTGAGAAGTACATGCCGGACGCCAACGCCGAACCGTTGAACGAAGTGGAAAGGCTGCGCTAAATGTATGACGATGAAAAACTTGAGGAGCTGCGCAAGAGAGCCGCCGCGATCGCGGAGCCGATTTGGGAGACGCTGCTGCGTGATATCGTGCGGCGCGTGCGCGGCGCTGGCGGCATCACGTCCACGGCGGAATACCAGATCTACCGGGCCGAGCAGCTCGGCCTCGCTGAAAAGGCCATCAAGGCGGCAATTGCGGAGCAGCTGAAAATTTCGGACGCCGCCATCGATATGCTGTTCGAGGAACTGAAGGACGAAACGGTCCTGTTCGAGGAAAATGCGGAACTGCGCCAGCTGGTGGAAGCCTACGGCACGGTATCGAAAAAAGCAGCTGCCTCGGACTATGAGGGGCTGTGGGCGCCTGGGCCGGACGGCAAGCTGTACACGGTGAAAGAAGCCTATGGCAAAATCATGGATTTTGCGTGGATGCAGACCGCCACGGGCACATATGACCTTCAGACCGCGGTCCGGGAGGCTACAAAAAAGCTGCTGGACCGGGGCCTGCGCGTCATTCCCGGCAAAGACGGGCGGAGCTACCGCCTTGAATATGCGGTGCGCAGCTACATCACAAACCGCATGGGCGAAATGTTCAACGCTGTGAATCAGATGAACTACGACGCCATCGGCGCAGACGGCTGGGAGATCAGCGCGCATCCTGCCCCGGCTCCCGACCACGCGCCTTACCAGGGCCGCCAATATTCGAAAGAAGAATATGACCGGATCAACAACAGCCTGGCCCGAAAATTCGGGTGGTGGAACTGCCGGCATCTTGTGTATCCTGTCCGGCTGGGCGTCAGCCCGCGTGCATACAGCGATGAGCAGCTGCAGAAGTATCTGGACGACAATGAAAAGGGCGTCTGGTACAATGGGCAGCACTATACACTGAGCGAGGCCAGAGACCGCAAGCGCCAGCTGGAGAGCCTGATCAGCCAGACAAAATACGACATCCTCGCAGCCGAGGGCGATGAGCAGCTGCTGAAGGAACGCCAGATCCGGCTGCAGAACCAGCGGCGGGAATACGAGCGGTTTTGCCGTGAGACCGGGCAGGAGCCGGAGAACTGGCGTACCATGGTGGCGGCCTTCGGACGCAGCGAGGCCAGCAAGGCCGCATGGGCGGCCAGAAAGCTGGGAATGAGTACGTCTGCGCTGCGGGCCAAAGATGCGATGCGCGTGCAGCTTTCTGCTCTTACCGAGGCGGAGCGGGCGCAGCTTACGCAGTACACGGGGTTTGATGCAACGGCGATCAACAACGCGATCCGGCACGGGCGCGTCAATGCCGCAACACAGGAGAAAATCTCCATACTGGACAGCGCCTTAAATAAAGGTGTCATTCCGGACCGCGTCACGCTGTACCGTGAGACGTCGCTGAGCTTTTTGGAGCTGGAAGACGGGACACATCTGACGCGGGACAGCGTTGGGAAATACAAAGGCAGGATAATCACGAACTCCATATTTTCTTCGACCAGCTTCCGTCAGCTCGGACTGCCGGGCCGCGATACGGTGATCGAGCTGCACGTGCCCGCCGGATATCAGGGCGCTTTGTACATACGGGACCTTGCTCACCCGCAGTACAAACTGCAGGATGAGGTCCTGTTCGCGCGCGGACTGAAGTACAGGATCCTTTCTGTTGACACGTCCAGTGATAAGGTATATATTAAGGCTGAGGTGATGAAACCGTGATCCGAGAAGAAGATATCAGCCCTTCTATGGCATATCCTGACTGTTGGGGGGTTGCTTCCGTCCCTATGTGCAATGGCTGCAAATCGTGGCAATGGGAAAAAGATGTCTGCAAAAGATATCCAAAAGGAATCCCCGGCTCGATTCGATATGAGGAATACCACGAGTGCCCGGACTTTGAGCTGGTCCCAGAGGACGACATCAACTATAAATATGTAAAAGCCAACATTGAGCGGCTGAAGAAATAGCTTCAATTAAATAAGGTATAGAGGGACCCACTCGTGGGTCCCTTTTACAATGCCCTTTAAAGCACCTGTAACCGGTGTTTTAAGGGCATTTTTAAATGCATATACCGCCGGCCCGGCGGACAACAAAACGGGTGCCGCAGTACCGGGACTGGCCGGATAAAAAGGACAGCGGCTGACCGAACATCCACCCATCATCCGAAAGGAGCAGACAAAAATGACGTTTGACTGGCTGAAAACCCTCCTCGGGGACGCATACACCGTGGACATCGACAAGACCGTCGCCGCAGAGATCGGCAAACGCTTCACGGCGAAGGCTGATTTCGAGGCCAAGTCCACAGAGCTGAAGAACGCGAAGGCCCAGCTGGCGGAGGCCAACAAGACCATCGAGGGCCTGCAGGCCGAAGACAAGGATATCGAGGCCGTGCGCAAGGAGGCAGCGGAATACAAGGCCAAGGCCGAGCAGGCGGAAAAAGACGCCGCTGCGCAGTTGGATGCGTACAAATTCGATACCTGGTTTGACGGCCTGGTGGCACAGAACCACGGCCGTGACGGCGCGGTGATCCGCACGCTGGCGGGCACGGAGCGTATGGACGCTTTGCGCAAGAGCCAGAACCGGGACGAAGACGGCAAGGCCCTGTTTGACGATCTGCTGAAGAACAGCGCCTACGCATTCGAGGACCAGACGCCGCCTCCGCCTCCCTATGCCGGCGGCACAGGCTCCGCTTCCGTTGCGGCGGACGACGCTGCCATGCGCGCGGCCATGGGCCTGCCCGCAGAGAAGAAATAACGTTGAGAAAGAGAGGAAAACACAATGGCAAATCTGATTGAACTCGCAAAATCCTACGTCCCTATGCTGGACGAAGTGTACAAGCTGGCGTCCTGTACGTCCGACCTGGACGGCGCGCCGGAGCTCGCGCGCCAGGGCGCCAACGCCAACGAACTCATCGTCCCCATGCTGGAAATGGACGGCCTGGCCGATTACGCCCGCGGCGGCGGATACGTGGACGGCGACGTCAAGATGGAGAACCGGACCGTGCAGTGCAATTTTGACCGCGGCCGTATGTTCACCGTGGACACCATGGACAACGCCGAGACCGCGGGCCTCGCCTTCGGCCGCCTGGCCGCGGAGTTCATCCGCACAAAGGTCGTGCCGGAGCTGGACGCCTTCCGCTTCGCCTGCTATGCGGGCAAGCCCGGCATCGGCTCCGCGGAGGGTACGCTGGCAAGCGGCGCGGACGTGATCGCGGCCATCAGCGCCGCCGTGACCGAGATGGACGAAAATGAAGTGCCGTCCGACCAGCGCCATCTGCGCATCACCTCCACGCTGCTGCGCGCCATCAAAGACATGGACAGCTACAAATCCAGAGAAGTTCTGGAGAGCTTTGCGTCCGTCAAGCCTGTGCCCCAGCGCCGATTCTACACCGCCATCGAGCAGCTGAGCGGTAAAGACGGCGAAAAGGCCGGCGGCTTCCGGAAGTACGGCAAGCACTACGTCAAGTGCGCGCAGGGCGATACTGGTGCGCTGGAGGTCATCCTGGATTCCGGCAGTGTGTCCGGCGCACAGATCAAGGCAGCCGATGTCACGCCCGTTGCCGATCCTGCATACAAACCCGCCGCCGGCGACTATGTCAAGGCTGTGGCTGGCGCGGAGATCAACTTCATGATCCTCCATACTCCGGCGCTCATCCAGTTCCAGAAGCATGTGGCTCCGAAGATCGTTTCCCCAGAGCAGAACCAGACTGCGGACGCCTGGAAGTACGGGTACCGCAACGTCGGCATCGCGGACATCTACGCAAATAAGCTCGCCGGTGTGTTCTGCCATCATAAGGGCGCCGGCGTCTGAGAAAGGAGAACATCATGGGCAAATTGATCGGTAAAATATACGCAGCCCCGGCCCCTGCGGCCGTGGCGCCCGCTGCGGCTGTGCAGCCGTCCGCTGTGTTCGCCTGCCCGCACTGCGGCAAGGAGTACAAAACGGAAAAGGGCCTGGCGGACCATATCGCCAAAGAACACGCCGACGCACCGGCGCCGGGCGAGGAATAACGGAGGGAGGCGGCCGGTATGGTCTATGCGAACTGGGATTTCTACAACCGGACGTGGCATGGCAGTATGACCGCCCAGGAGTTCGAGCGCTGGAGCTCCCGGGCAAGCCTGGAGAT